TATGTGATAATGATTCTAGTATAGAATCTATAAAAGATTTAAATAAGTATCAAAGAGAATATTTTGAGGTAATTAATTAATGCCAATATATACATATAAAAATAACAAAACAGGTGAAGTGTGGGATGAGTATTTATCTATCGCCGATAGAAATAAACCTCTAAAAAATAAAAATGTAGAGCAGTTAATAACAGCACCTAGATTAAGTTTTATTGAAAGAGGAGAGCATAGCACTAGAGACCAAATGATTAATACAGCTAGACAAGGAATGAAAGAAAGACAAATAGAAGATAAACTAGGCATTAGAAAAACTCCTGAATGGTTACAAGAAAAAACAGAAAAACATTTACAAAAGGTTCGCAATGTTAGTTCCTGAAAAAAATAAACAGCTAACAGAAAAGCAAGAAAGCTTTTTACAAAATCTATTTGGTGAAGCTAGAGGTAATCCAAGACAAGCTGCCAAACTTGCAGGATACGATGAAAGTAATTATCAATCAGTAGTTAAATCTTTAAAGCAAGAAATAATAGAAAGAGCAGAAGCAGTATTAGCTACACATTCACCAAAGGCTGTAATGGGAATGATAAATGCATTAGAAGAAGATGGAAGTATTCCTGGTGCTAATGTAAGACTAGAAGCAGCTAAACAAATTTTAGATAGAGTTGGAATATCTAAAACAGAACGCATTGATGTTAATGCCAAAGTCCAACACGGTATATTTATTTTACCACCAAAGAATGTATGAACCTAAAAAAATAAAAGGTGCATTAATTCCATTTGGGTATAAGAAATCAGAAGACGACCCTAAGTTAGTTATTCCTATACCTGAAGAATTAGATGTTTTAAAAGAAGCAGTAAAACTTCATAAGAAGGGACAGTCACTTCAGAAGTGTGTAGACTTTATTTATTCTAAGACTAAAAGAAAATTAACAAGGCAAGGCTTTTATAAAATTGTTAATAAAAATAATATTAAAAAGAAAGCTAGAGAATCTGCAAGAGAACAATTAGATTATCAAAGAGATAGAGTTTTAAAAGCTAAAAGAGAATTAGATAAAGAAAGAAATAAACTAGCTACAAAAAATAAAAAGATAAAAGATTTAGATGTTGTTTTAGAAGGCAAAGTAAAAACAGTTATTGATACAAAAGAAATAGAAGAAGCCTCTCCTACAATACAAAAAGCTTTTGAAGAAAAAGATATAATCTTTGAACCTAACGAAGGTCCACAATCAGATTTTTTAGCATCATCTGAAAGAGAAGTATTTTATGGTGGAGCAAGAGGTGGTGGTAAATCTTATGCTATGCTTGTTGACCCATTAAGATATTGTGATAAGCAACATCATAGAGCATTGTTAATTAGACGTACAATGCCAGAACTTAGAGATTTAATTAACCACTCTCAACAATTATATTCAAGAGCATATCCTGGGGCTAAGTGGAGAGAGCAAGAAAAAGAATGGCGATTCCCCTCAGGTGCTAGAATAGAATTTGGATACGCAGAAAATTTAACAGACGCATTAAGATATCAAGGACAGTCTTATACTTGGATTGGTATAGATGAATTACCTCAATATCCTACCGCCGATATTTATAACTTCTTACGTTCATCACTAAGAAGTGTAGACCCAGAGATTCCTGTTTATATGAGAGCAACAGGCAATCCCGGAAACATAGGTTCAACATGGGTAAAAGAAATGTTTGTAGACCCATCAGAAGCTAACAAACAGTTTGATGTAGAGATACAAACACCTATGGGTATAAAAAGAATATCAAGAAAGTTTATACCTGCAAAGTTACAAGACAATCCTTACTTGATGCAAACAGATGATTACTACGCTATGTTGGCATCTTTACCTGAAGTACAAAAGAAACAATTCTTAGAAGGTGATTGGGATGCTTACGAAAGTTCTTCTTTCCCTGAGTTCAATAGACAAGTACATGTTATAGAACCTTTTGATATACCAAGGAACTGGATGAGATTCAGAGCAGCAGACTGGGGTTATAGTTCACCTGCTTGTTGTTTATGGTTTGCAGTAGATTACGATAATAATTTATTTGTATATAGAGAATTATATGGCACAAGAAATACCGCCGATATATTTGCAAGAAAAGTTTTAGAACTAGAAGATGGTGAATACATAAGATATGGAATATTAGATAGTTCTACTTGGGCAAGACGAGGAGACATAGGGCCTAGTATTGCAGAAACTATGATACAAGAAGGATGTAGATGGCGACAGTCAGATAGAAGTCCTAGAAGTAGAATATCAGGTAAAGTAGAAGTTCACAAAAGATTAAGAGTAGAAGAGGATACAGGATATCCTAGTATGTTTATATTTAACAACTGTTTAAATTTAATTAGAACATTACCTATGTTACCTGTAGATAAAAATAATCCTGAAGATGTAGATACTCACGCTGATGACCACGCTTATGATGCACTAAGATATGGATGCATGAGTAGACCTGTTCATCCTGTATCACAAAGAGGTAATGACTTCTTAAGTTCTTCAGAGAATCAGAACTCTACACCTGCAGATAGTATATTTGGATACTAATGAAGCTACCAAAGTTTGTAACAGTAGGGCCTTTTACTGTAGAATTAGTTTGTGTTCCCCATGAACTGATGTATGAGGTATCTGAAGTACAAGGGGCATTTGTTGTAAAGCCTCCTTATAAAATTTATTTAGATAAGGAGATGATAGAAGCAGGTGGTCCAGATGCTGTTAATGTCGTAATACATGAGTTATTACATTTAGGATATTATCAGTACCATTTAAAAGAAAAAGAAGAAGAGACAATAGTTAATTCTTATGGGAACTTTTTAACAGAACTCTTATGCTATTCATCAATCAAAGAATGGATAAGACACAACACAAAGTAATAATAGGAGAAAAACAATGGCAATCATGAAACAATATAAGCAAGGTGATTTACCAGAAAATTTATATGGTAATGAAAAATCTAAACAAGGTGATAGTAAAATCAATGTTAAGAAACCTGCTGCTGCCCTTCCTGCTGACGACTACAGTGAAACAGATGTAAACGCAGGTAGAAAAGCAAAAAATACAGTAGACGGAAAAGTATTTTCATTAGCTGACGAAAGAGATTATTAATCTATATGCCCCACGAAAATACAGTAGGCGGAGTATTTTCTGAAGATGATGACGTAACAGCTTTAGATAATAAAGAAGATAGAAGTTTTGATAACCTAGGTACTATAATTGAATCTAGATTAAAGGAATCAGAACAGGCTCGTCTTTATGATGAAAAAAGATGGTTACGAAGCTACAGAAACTATAGAGGTATCTATGGTTCTGATATGGCATTTCGTGATTCAGAGAAGTCTAGAGTTTTTGTTAAAGTAACAAAGACAAAAGTTCTAGCTGCTTATGGACAATTAATAGAGGTTTTATTCTCACAAGGTAAATTTCCCATTGGGATATTTCCTACCACTGTACCCTCAGGTGCCAGTAAGTATGCCCATATAAAACCCGACAATCTTAAACAACAAGATTCTCGTATGGAAGATATTTATGGATTTGAAGGTGATGGTAGAGATATGTCTCCTGGTGCTACCGCCGATACTATTTTAAATGGTTTAAAAGAAAAGTATGAAGGGGCGGGTTTTGAAGATGGAGCAGCACCAGACCTAAAGAATATGCCACAGATAGAACCTGCAGAAGAAGCTGCTAAGAACATGGAAAAACTTATTCATGACCAGTTAGAAGAATCTCATGCAATATCTGTTATGCGTCATGTATTATTTGAAATGTGTTTACTAGGTACAGGAGTTTTAAAAGGCCCTTTTAACTATGAACAATCAGAACATAAGTGGACATTAAACGATGATGGTGAAAGAGAATACACACCCAGTAAAAAATTAGTACCTAGAGTAGAAGCAGTTAGTTGTTGGGATTTATATCCTGACCCTGACGCAGTACAAATAGAAGATGCTGATTATGTTATTCAAAGGCATGTTTATACTCGTTCTCAAGTAAGAGATTTAATAAACAGACCTTTCTTTAGAAAGTCTGCTATAGAAGATTTACTATCTTATGGTTCTAACTACGAAACAAGAAGTTATGAAACTGCTCTATATGATAGAGAGAACCAAGAAGAGTTTAGTAAAAATAGATATGAGATTCTAGAGTATTGGGGTGTCATGGATAAGAACTTTGTAGAAGAAGCAGGTATAGAAATTCCTGATAGTATACAAAATGATTTAGATGAAGTACAGATTAATGCATGGATATCTAATGGACACATACTAAGATTAGTATTAAATCCTTTTACCCCTGCAAGAAATCCCTTTATGGTATGCCCTTATGAAATCAATCCTTATCAATTCTTTGGCGTAGGCATACCTGAGAATATGGACGATGCCCAAACAATTATGAATGGTCATGCAAGAATGGCTATTGATAATTTAGCACTAGCAGGAAATTTAGTATTTGATATTGATGAGACAATGTTAGTACCAGGGCAAGACATGTCAGTATTTCCTGGAAAAATATTTAGAAGACAAAGTGGACAAACAGGACAAGCTTTACATGGATTAAAGTTTCCTAATACAGCACCTGAGAACATGCAGATATTTGATAGATTTAGACAACTAGCAGATGAATCTACAGGTATACCCTCTTACTCTCATGGTCAAACAGGTATTCAATCAACAACAAGAACAGCATCAGGAATGTCAATGTTGATGGGAGCTGCCGCTTTAAATATAAAAACAGTTATTAAGAATGTAGATGATTATTTATTAAAGCCATTAGGTGAAACTTTATTTCATTGGAACATGCAATTTAATAAAGATGCTCCTGAAATAGAAGGCGATTTAAATATCAAAGCACAAGGGACAACATCCCTAATGACAAAAGAAGTAAGGTCACAAAGATTGATGACATTTATGCAAGTAGCATCAAATCAGTTCTTAGCACCTTTTGTTAAATGGCACAGTATTATAAAAGAGATTGCAAAGTCAATGGATATAGACCCAGAGCAATTAGTTAACGACCCTGAAAAGGCAGCAATATTTATGAAGATGATGGGAGATATGAATGGAAATCAACAAGCTGAAGGCCCTAACCAACAACAGGGCGGTATGGCTAATACTGGAGGAGTACCTGCAGGAGCAAATAACACAGACACACAAGGGTCTGGAGGTGGCAACATCGGAGTCGGAACTCCACAAACTCCAGGGGAGGGCGGCTTTACTGCACCAAATACTCAACCTGCGGGAACAACTGAATAAAGATGGCAACTAAAATATATAAAACTGCACAAGAAGCTTCTGCTGCTTTAAAAAAAATGGGAGGATATGCTAAGACAGGTAAGATGGTTTTAGACCTAGGTAAAGATAAAGGATTTAAAATAATTGAAATAGGAATGGGCGTAGGCGGTACTATAAAAAAAATAGACACTTATGAAAGATAATGGCAACTAAACTATCAGATATATTAAACCAAGAATCATCAGGGATTATGTTCCCTTTTAAAACTGCAGTTAAATCTGTAAAAACTGAACAACAAGTTTATACACCTACCGATGGTATTATGAATGTTACAGGAAGAGCCTATCAAGGCCCTGACGCTACAATTACTTATGGTTCAGAAGAACAAGGATATCCAAGGCAACTAAAAGAAATTGAAAAAGGTATGTTACCTCAATTTGACCAAACACAATTTGCAGATAAAGGAGAAGGTAAGATTGAAACATCAACACCTGCTGTATTACCTGTAACAACAGAAACAAAAGCAGAGCCTGATAAACCTATTATGGACCCGTGTCCTGTAGGATTTAAACTAGACCCTATAAAAAAGATATGTGTACCTATTGAGAAAACAAAGAGTGATAAACAAACAGGCCCCACCAACCCACCAAGAAATATTGGCCCTATGGCAAACGCTGTATCCCAAGTAGCAGACGCTATTAAAAAACAAGGAGGTCTTTATAAAGATGGGCAGTTTAAAGAAACAGTAACCTTAGAAATAGATAATTCAAGTATTCTATCTAACTTTGGTCTACTAGGAAAGTTTATAGATTCTGTATTTATTAAAGGGCCTGCAGATAAAAAGTTTTTAGAATTGTTTGGTAATAGAGTTGAAGAGGGTAAAGATATATTCACACCTAAATATGGTGATGAAATAATAGTTTCTAAAACAAAAGATGGAAAAATAAAAGCAAAATTTAATCAAAAAGGAAAAGAACGATTTGATAGATTTGCAACTGAAGAATCTCTAGCAGGTAATCTAGCTAGTACACAACAGACAGACAAATCAAGAGGAGGCCCTGGTAATATTATAATGGCACCAAATGGTCAGCCTATGATTGTTGGACCTATTAGTGTTAGTCCGTTTGGAACTACAGATTCATCTGCAAACTTTGGAGACCAAAGACCAAAACCTAAGCCTAAAAAAACATCACCATTAAAACAAGGAACTAGTGGGCCTCCTGCAGGTGCTAGATTTTCAAAAAAAACACCAACAGGAATAAATAGACCAGGGAGATAATATGGAAGAAGAAACAATGACACCACAAGGACAAGGTATGATGGGTGCTAATACAAATAGAGAGCCTATGGAATTAACACTATCAGCTAGAGAAGTTTCTAATAACTTAGAAAATCTTAGTGGCGAAGAAAAGCAATTAATAACTCAATTAAATATTCCACAATTTAGAAATTTTATGTCTAAAGTTTTTGGACAAGGGTTTGGTATGATTATGCAAGAAGCAATACCTGAACCACAAGCGGCACAACCGCAACCACAAGTTTCACAACCAAGTGAAAGCCCCACACCTATGACGGGTGAGGGCGTAATGCAGCCACCCTCTCAATAGAGGCCCTGCAATTTAGGGGCGACCTGAATCCAACAGCACCCCGAAGGAGGATAAATGGAAAAAGACGAACAGAACTCTACTGTTGTAGAAGAA